TATTAATTCTTCTTATTTCATCAATCTTAAAATTTAAATTTATAACTGTTTTTCTATGTGCAAAATAATTACATTTTTGTTTTCTCAATATTTTCATATATTTATTTAACAAATATTCAAAGAATTTAACTCCTTTTAATTCAAATAAAGCTCCCATTATTATTTCTTTACCCAATTTTATTCTTTGATATTGTAATTTTTCTTTATTTTTACAAGATAATCTGAAGGTAAAAGGAATCATTTGAAGAAATCTTTCAGGTTTCCTGATTATCCATATATCGTTTGTTTCTCTATCATAAATCAAATAACAAGATAAATACTCTGCCCCAGTAATATCTCTATAAACATCAAAAATTTTACAAATTTGCCCTAAACCGTGATATATATTACTTTCTTTGTCTGTATATACATACCTATAACCATATTCAATATATTTTTCAACTAATTTTAAAGTTATAAATATAATCTGGTCATCACCATTAACTTCAAAATTAACTAACTCTTCTTTACCTAAAATTCTCATTTTATATAAAATAAACATTATATATAATCCACTCCTTAAAGTATTACACAAACAAGTATTCATTCTCCCTGATAATTGAGTACCCATTATTCTATATAAAAAACCATACTTTGAAAAAATAGTAAATTGATCTTGATTTATATATTCTAATAAATCATATTCATCATAAAATTCTGTTAAATAACTATTATACATTAAAATTCTTCTTAAAAAGAAAGCATCAATTTCTTTAATCATTATTTGGTGTTGGGTGGAGTCAAATGATGAACCATCACAAGATATAACTGCACATTCATTAATATTTGAAATCCAATTTTTAAATTTTTCACATCTTAAACCATAATTGTTTCCAGGACCACACCATGGTTGACTATGTAAGACATCCATACCTAATTCACAAGGAATTCCAAGTAAAATTTTTCCCATTGGTAATTGTGCACATATATTCCTACTTTTTGATTTAAAATCATTAAAATTCAAATATTGTTTTTCATCATCTTTATTATGCATCTTGTAAACCATTTCTAATTTACCACCATTGCAATATTTTTCATAACCTTCTTCATATTCTTTTCTTCTTGGCCCTAGTTTCTTATAATAATCATCTAATGTTATTATTCTTGATTCTGGATTATTCATATAATACTCATCAATCATCTTTCTAATCTTTTTCTTTGCAAATTTTATAAATTCAGACATAACGGCTCCATCATAAGATACTCCTGATTGAACTTGACGATAAATACTTTCTAATTCATTTCTACGACATTTATGTAATTTTAAAGGATAATTCTTCTTTACATTAAAACCATTTATCTGAAAACAATAATTAATCAAAAATTGATTTTCATTTTCGGGTGTATGGTCACATGACAAATTTCTTGGTAATTTTAATATTTTAAATTTATTATAAGTTCTCCTATTATACTTTTTCTTAATATCTTCATTTACATAATCATACGATACCTTATTTCTTGAATAATTATACATTAAAGTTAGAAAATTTATCATTTCTTCAACATTATTAAGGGTACATGTTCCACACTCATACACAAAAGCACTCTTTACTCCTAAAGCATTATATATTTTCTTATTTGCATAAAAAATAGAGTTAATATATGATAAACCATTACCTTTAAATAAATTATAAACAAAAATAATAAAATTTAAAATTGAA